AAGGCAACAAGGCTTCTTAGATACACCTTGGTACTACATTCCGATTAATATCGGCTGGTACATTTATCACTAATTAGAGGCGTAAGCCTTGCTCACTAGGAGAATAACACATGCCTACCTTCGCACAGGGTTCACGGTCTAGCCTAAGCTTTATCACTGAATCCACATTCGGGACTACCCCTGCTGGTAATTTCCAGAACATCCCATTCACTTCACACGGACTTAACTTAACTAAAGACTTGGTTGCTGGTACAGACATTCAAGCTGACCGTATGCCTCGCCATGAGCGTCATGGTAACAAACAATCCGCTGGTGACATTGTATGTGACCTTCGTAAAGGTGACTTCGACCCTTTCCTTGAGTCAGTGATGCTTAACACTTGGACAGACGCCAGTTCTAATGATTATCTATTAGTTGGTACTACACCTAAGTACTTCTCTATTGAGGATTACTCTGCTGACATTGACCAAGCTCGTTTGTTTACAGGACAGACTGTTTCCACTATGGGGGTATCTATTGCTCCTAATCAGATGGTAACTACTACCTTTGGTATGGTAGGAAAAGGCATGACTATTGGTGCTACACAGAAGACACAGGACGCAGCAAGCACTAATTCACCATTTGATGCCTACTCAGGAGACCTACAGATTGGTAACAATGTAGCTGGCCTTGCATCCTCTGCTATCATTACTCAGATCGACTTTAACGTAACTAACTCCTTTGCACCTACCTTTGTTGTTGGCTCTGATGAAGCGCCAGCACTTGAGGTTGGTCGTGCAGAAGTTACAGGGTCGTTCTCAGCATACTTTGACGATGCTTCCCTGATTAACCGTTTCCTTAACGAAACAGAGTCGGCTATTCAAGTGTCGGTCAATGATCCAACTGCTGCCAATGCTTACACCTTTCTATTCCCACGAGTTAAGATTAACTCTGCTGATGTAGGTGTAGATGGCCCAACAAGCCGTGTAATTAGCCTTGGCTTCACAGCACTCTTCGATACGACAACTGCAAGTAACTTGAAGATCACTCGTACCGATACCTAATCCCTAGCTAGGGCGGGGGGCATTGGTGTCGGGTCTGATGCTCCCCTTTTATTCTACCCGACATAACCCTGACAGGAACCTGACATGGACTTAATGAACTTAAAACCTACCTCTGATACCGTAGAAGTACTCTTAGTACACCCATCTACATTGGAGTCACTCACTAACCAAGACGGTAGTGAAATGTCTATCACAGTATACGCTCCCCATACTAAGGAGTATAAGGCTGTGATGCACGAACATACAAACAAGCGTATTGCAAAAGCATCAAAGAGAAAAGCTACTAACTTTTCCGCAGAGGAACTAGAGGCAGACACAATCGACCTCTTAGTTCGGACAACAGCAGCTTGGGACATTACTTACGATGGTAAGAAGCCTAAGCTAACGCCAGCACTCTGCAAAGAGGTTTACACAAACTTGTTCTGGATTAAGGATCAGATAGAGGAGGCTGTTGCTGACTCTGTGGATTTTACGAAAGCCTGATCCAAGACTTGCTTGAGTTTGCGGAACATTCCTTCGCACTCAACAAGACTGATGAAAGTGGAACAAGCGAGCGTGAGCATCTGGAACAAGTAGAGAGGCAGACGGGTATTAGACCAAAGGAATTAGAGGGGCCAGACTTCCCTTTTCTTTTGTCTCATATCTGGTCTGCCTTTGTTGCATGTAGCAAGGCTAGGACAGGAGGTTTTAGTGGTGCTAACCCTCTAACCTATGAGAACATCAAGTCTTGGATAGAATTAACAGGCACACCCCTAGACCCCAGAGAAGTAGAAGCCGTCAAAGAACTTGACGTAATATACATAAGGACGCAGTAATGCCCACAGTTGATCTTAGATTCGTAGTACACAACACAGCCGAGCTTAAGCAGTCTGCTAAGAATCTTGCGTATATTAACAAGCTTAGTATAGACCGTGTTAAGACTCATGATGCTGTTGCAGCAGCACAGATCAGGGCTCAAAAAGCTACTAAGACTTTTATGGCTTTTGCGAAGGAGTTAGAGGCTGTAGAAAAGCAGCGTAACTTGACTGGTCGGGCTAAGATCGACCTAGAGAACAAACACATAAGGATGTTACAACAACGTAGGACAGAACTACAAGAGTATATAGACACAGACAAGGTATTAAATCAGCAAGCAAAAGAAGCAAAGCGGTTATCAGACGGGCTTAGTAAGGCTAAAGACAAGGAAATTTCCCGTGTTGATAAGCTGCGAGATAAGTACGACAGTATGGGAGCTGCCACTAGGAAGTATCAACAAGCGCAAAAAGATATTGAAGACGCCTTTAGGGGTGTAGAGGGTGGAGCAGAGAAGGCTAAAATTGCTATGGATGCACTTGAGGCCGAGTACAGGGAGTTTGAACAGGCACACAAATCTGGTACTATTGTAAATGCCGGAAACCAGTTTGCCCGTTATGGTGATCAAGCATACAGAGCCCAACAGAGGACTAAGAGATTTGCATCAGTTGGTCTGCAACAAGCAGGTTATCAGGTCAATGATTTTATCGTACAGATTGCCTCGGGACAGAACGCCCTCGTAGCCTTCGGACAACAGGGTTCACAGTTAGCTGGTATCTTTGGTACTGGGGGTGCTATTGTAGGTGCCGTAATTGCCGCTGCTGCTGCGATTGGCAACCTAATCTACCAGACTAATATGGCAACTAATGATACGAGGGACTTTGGGGAAGTCGTAGATGACCTTAAGGACTCTATTGGGGATTTAGTAGACTCGATGGAACCTCTAGACCTTAAGGACTTGGGGGAACAGTACGGAAGTATGGCAGGTTCTATGGCTAGGATGGCAGACTCTGTAAGAGACTTAAACGCTGCTATCGCTGACTCTGACTTTAGAGCTTCTTTAGAAGAGTACGCTAAACAGTCAAAAGGTTCTATAATGTCAGTCGCTGCCGATATGTTCAACCTTGCTGATGCGGCGCAGCGTTTGATAGACATTTCACCAACCCTGCTCGCCGTGATTGCTCCCAGAGCTTATAAGGGTTACGCCTCGGCGGGGGAAGAAGCGGGTAAAGCCTATGCTGAGGACCTCGCCAAAGGTTTCGGTACTGGGGTCAGTGCTACTGATGTAGAAAATTACTTTCAACAGCTTCTTTTAGCAGAACAATCTGGTACAGCAGGAGATGCGGCACGTATAGTAGAAGAGTTTGAGGAGAAGATTAGGCAGAGTACAAGCGGGTTTGACACACTGACCATATCAGGTCAGAGGTTTGTTAAAAAGATGCAAGAGCTTCGTGAAGAGTACTCTCAATTGCAGTCTGCAATAGATGGCAGTGGGTTATTGCAAGCTAGTCAGAACAGGAGCAACGAAGCTTCAGCGAAAGCTATAGCTGCCGCAAGAAAGAAGGCCCTTAAGTTGCAGGCAGACATAGCGAAAGCTGTGGCTAAGATAGCTAAAGATCGACAGAAGGCACAAGACAAGCGTAGGTCTAAAATGGCAAAGGCGCTTGAACAAGCCGCAAATGAGTATCGTCAAGTATTAAAACGTGAAGAAAAGGCCATAGCTAACTCACAAGTTCAGCTAAAACAGCAGGGACTTAAAAATAGACTGCTGCAAGCCGAAGTTGATTTGGGAAAAGGCCTTCTGTCTGCTGCTGAATATAGAGCAGAACAAGTAGGGGTAGCCGAAGCTTTAGCAAGGATCACAGCGGAGCAAAAATTTAGTGCTGATGGTATCACCGAGGCAGAGCAAGCTCAGATTGAATTGTTAGCACTAGCTGCGGGTAACGCAGAGACTCTCCGACAGAAGTTAGAAGAGAGTGCCGAGGATTTACGCAGGGGTAAAGAAGAGGCCAAACAGATGGCACAATTCCTCGAAAGGGCAGCTAGGGCTTCTGAAATAATCAGCAACATCAATCTTAGTGTAGAAGACAAGATAGCAGTTATGAAGGCAAAGATAGCTGCTGCTCAAGCTGGGGGAGACCCCGAACTTGCAGGGAAGGCGGTTAGTGGATACCTAAAAGCTGAACGTACTGTTATGGAGCAGAGTCAGGGCGTACTGTCACCCGAAGGTTTTGCTAAACTAGAGGAAAGAAAAACTCTTGAAAGAGAACTCTATGACCTAGCTGTGCAGTATAAAGAGCTCACTAAGTCTGACAAAGAGAGTGGTGGTAAAGAAAAACTAAATGCCATTGAATTACTCACTAAAGAGTGGGCTGAAATGGACCTTAACCTCAAGAAGCGTGAGGCACTTATAGGTCTTACAGAAGAGGAAATAACATTACAGAACATTAAAATGCAACTGTTTGACAAAGTTAAAGATAAATTAGCTGCTATGGACGAAGGTTCCAGAAATTACCATATGTCTGAAATTGCAAGAGTTGCTGAAATGATCGCTGCGGAAGAAAAGCGTATTAGACTCTTAGAAGAACAGAGACAAGCACAGAAAGACTTAGCAGACACTATAGCTAACAGTATGGGTGATGCACTTACCTCTATAGTAGATGGTACTAAGTCAGTTAAAGACGCATTTAAAGATATGGCTAGGGCTATCATTGCTGAGTTGTATCAAATCTATGTTGTTAAACAGATCACAGGTATGATTAGCTCTGCTATAAATCCTTATCTGCCTAGAGTGCCTAATGCTAATGGTAATGCCTTCTACGGTGGTAACGTAATACCTTTCGCTAACGGTGGTGTCGTAGGTAGCCCAACTACCTTCCCTATGAGTGCAGGTCGTACAGGTCTCATGGGTGAAGCTGGCCCAGAAGCTATTATGCCTTTGAAAAGAGGTAAGAACGGTAAGCTAGGCGTACAGGCAGAAGGTGGCGCTGGTGACGTTATTATCCATCAAAACTTTAACTTTCAAGCTAATGGTGACGACAGCGTTAAGAAAATAATTGCACAGGCTGCACCTCAGATAGCCCAAATGACTAAGAGTTCTATCATTAGTGATCGTCGCCGTGGTGGACAAATGAAAGCAACCTTCGGGTAAAGGAAGTATAACAGATGGCACTGACGTACCCACTAAGTACACCAACTACTATAGGGATTGAAAGTATTGAGTTACGTGCAGTTAATGCTGTAGCTACCTCTCAGTCTCCCTTCACGTATAAACAACAGACTGTAGTACATGGTGGTCAAAGGTGGGAAGCCTCAGTTACTATCCCCTCTACAAGACGTGATCTAGCTGCTGAGTGGAAAGCTATGCTAGTGGGTCTTAAGGGTTCACAAGGAACATTCCTATTAGGTGATCCTGACTATGCTACACCAAGAGGTAATGTTAGTTCTTGTATCGTAACTGGTACGGTTGGTGCTGACTCTGCCACTGTAGTTATGACAGGCACCCTTAAGGCTGGTGACTACATACAACTAGGATCTGCTGGTACTTCTAAACTCTATCAAGTGCTGTTAGATCAAACTGGTAATGGTACAATACAGGTATGGCCTTCACTTAGAACTGCCTACACAGGTTCTGCAGCAGTGTTAAGTTCCCCTAAAGGGGTCTTTAGGTTGTTAGAGAATGTAACCTCTTGGTCAATCAATAATGCCTCTGCCTACGGTATATCTTTTGAAGCTGTAGAAGTTATTACATAAGGAAACACTATGTCTAACTATGGCTCAAGAGACCTTACAGCTACGACAGACACTAATATAAATGCAGATACGGTCTACCCTTTCTTTGCTGTTGAACTTATTTTTGACACCACTACTATTCGCATGTGGACGGGGCAAGGTACTCTTACTATATCCCCCACAGTAACGTACACTGGTGTAGGTAGCATACTAAACATTTCAACCATTGAAGAGACCTCTGAGTTAGACGTAAAGGGGGCTAACATAACTCTCAGTGGGGTGTCTGACCCAGCCTTGTCCTTAGCACTCAGTGAGCCTTATCAGGGTCGTGTAGCTAATATATACTTCGGTACTACTAGCGCACCAACTGAACTCAATTCAATATTCTCAGGCTATATGGATCAGATGAATATATCTGAGTCTGCTGAGACATCAACCATAGAACTGTTAGTGGAGAACAGGTTAGTTGATCTTGAAAGGGCCAGAGTTGCTCGTTTTACATCAGGCTACCAGAAGTCTGTATACCCTACAGATTTAGGTTTAGACTTTATAGAAGATATGCAAGATAGAGATACGCTGTGGGGTCGTAACGGGTGATTAAGTATCAGCAAGAGTTTTTAAACCAAGTTGAAGATGACTCTAAATACCTGTTAGAGTTACACTGGAATGAGGTAGCACTAAACAAAGAACACATTAAGTTAAACCCTGACTGGAAATCTTACTACGAGTTAGAACAAGTGGGAAAACTTCGGATATTTACAGCCAGAAATAAAGGCACATTGGTGGGTTACTTCGTAGTTATTGTAAACAGCAACCTTCATTATAAAGACCACCTATTTGCAGCTAACGACATAATATACTTACACAAGGATTACCGTAAAGGTTTTACTGGTATAAAGCTAATTAAGTTTGCTGAAGAGTGTTTAAGAGAAGATGGTGTCTCTGTCTTAGCAATTAATACTAAGGTGCATCAACCGTTTGATGTAGTACTTGAGAGGCTAGATTTCAATATGGTTGAACGTGTATATTCTAAATACCTTGGGGGTAAATAACTATGGCTATGGTTGCCTTGGGGGCGTTGGCAAGTTCAACAACAGTTACCTTTTCTATCTATACAGGATTTGGATTAGCTTTCTCAGCAAGTGCCTTTGCCATGAATGTTGCCCTTGGCCTAGCCCTAAACGCACTTACCCCTAAGCCTAAAGCATCTGGCTCTAATCGTGGCTATCAGGTAAACTCTAGAGGTTCAGCACTAGACCATCAGATTATATATGGCAAGATGCGTGTTGGTGGAGCTATAGTATACGACGAGTCTACAGGAACTAACAATAAACTCTTTCACCGTGTTATCGCTGTAGCTGGTCATGAAGTTGAATCCTTTGATAAGATATATCTTAATGATGAAGTCGTTACCTTAGACAGTAATGGTAATGTAACCTCCCCAGCGAAGTACTCTAAGAATACTGTAAAAAGAGTTAGGCAGCTAAACTCTAGTGGTGAGTATGAATGGGTAAATCAAGCCTCAGTCAACTACCTAGTCAGGTTTAAGTTTCATAATGGTTCCCCTACTCAAGTAGCAGATACTGATCTTGTAGCAGAGTCCGTACATTGGACCTCAGAACACAAGTTATCAGGTATAGCCTACATGTATGTGCGTCTTGAGCACGATGCTGACGCCTTTCCCAATGGTATGCCCACTATTACAGCAGAAGTTAAAGGTAAGAAAGTTTATAATCCCGCTACCTCTACGACTGCATGGTCAGATAACCCAGCCTTGTGCCTACGGGACTACTTGACTTCAAGCTACGGTCTTAAGGAAGAAGATGCTAACATTGATGACACTCTTGTAAACAGTGCTGTTACTGTGTGTGATACTCTTGTAGGTAGTCCTGTGAGTAATATACAGGTCGGTGGTGAGTACAAGATTAAGACTGTGGGTAATACTGACTTTACACTATACGGATCTGCCAACAATAACGTAGGGACTGTCTTTACAGCAACATCAGTGCCAGATGCAGACTCAGGGGACACAGGTGTTGTAGAGATTGCTAAATATACTTGTAATGGAGCTTTTACTACTGCATTAACACCCTACGATTTGTTAAGTGATCTGTTAACTTGTATGGGAGGATCTTTGTGGTATGCTCAAGGTAAGTGGCGTATGAAACCCGCTTACTGGACAAACACAGTTATGGACTTAGACGAGGATGATTTTCGTTCTGGTATAGATGTAAGTACTCGCCACTCTCGTAGAGATAACTTTAATACTGTAAAAGGTACTTTCAGAGGTGAAGAGTCTAACTGGCAGGTTACGGACTACCCACAGATTACTAATTCA